GTGATATAGGTAGTATCCGTTGTTTGGAAGAGAAAGTGTCTTAGAAAGGCGGTTACGATGAAATGGACACACGCGTCTACTCCGGCTTGTCCTTCTTGTGGGTCGAAGGATTGGACTATCCGGGAAGATATGCGGAGTCGAGACTTTTCTTACGACTGCAAGGAATGCGGGTTTGGGGCTGTGGTTTCTGGTTTTGCCGCTTCTCGGGGAAGGGTTCAGTCCACTCTTGACTTTGCATTCATCCCTCCGGCCCCGAAGATTCCCATACTGACAGGTGCCGGACCCGGCTGGAGTGGCGAATAATGCGGGAAAGTGCCAAGGTCCCAGTATAGGACCAAGCGTTCATAACTCCTTTGTTTACGTAGGAGACGGGAATGGGCGACGAGGTATTGACGCTAGAGGTTACAACCTGTCGTGACTGCCCCCGATTCAGTGTCCGGGAAGTTCGGCATTGGATGGCCGGGCATCAGATTCTTTATGAGTATCGCTGTAGGAAGGCCGGTCGGGACATCACGCCCCATGATGGTGTGAAACCTCCCCCGAAGTGGTGTCCTTTGCGTGAGACAGCATGACTGAAGCCACGAAATACACGACTGAACTCTTGAAGAAGATTTACATCGTTGGGCTTGGACAGGCAATGGCCGAGGGCAGCCGGAATTCACAGGTCGCTTTTCTCCGCGCGCTTCGCACGCTAGGGTGGCGCCGAAGCAAAGCCTACAAGGATTTCAGACGCGCTGTATCCTGACCGCGGCCCCGGAGTGTAGAAACGACAGCCAGGTAGTTACGGCATGACAGACCTTGAGACAGTGACAGCGGTAGATGGCGTCTACGAATCGTTCTGGAGGGAACTTGTAGAGACAGATGGCGTGTTGGATATTGAGAAGGTCAAGAAGGCGTTGTTCGACTTCTGGCGGATGAGTAATAACGTCCGGAGGGTCTACGACCAGATTACCGGGGGTGAAATCAAAGACATTTCAGCGAGATGGATTGACGTGTGTTTTTCGGCAGAGAGGCATTATTTTGATAATTTCACACAGGAAGAAGGCTTGTATGACTGACCTTGACGACATCACGACCGAGGACATAATTGAGGAGTTAGGTCGTCGTCATCCTGAAGGTCTTGTTCTATCGCGAATCGTGGTAGACAAGATCGGCGAGGACGGATGGATACAGGTGTTTAAGCAAGGGCATGGTGTGACGTGCATTGGATTGTGCCATCGAGCTATAAGGGGAATTGACGCCGAGATTGATTGCCTGATGATCGAGCAGGACGATGACTAAATACACGCCTGAACTCTTATGCCAGGTATCCCCTGCGTTTTGGGCGAAGTTCAACAAGGTCAATCTTCAGGGGTCGGTGTTTTCGTTCAAGACTCGGGAGTATCAGGTCGAGCCGATGCAGTCTCAAGCAAGACGTATTTGTTACATGAAGGCTACTCAAGGGGGTTTTTCCGAGATTGAAATCTTGAGAACCTTACACGGGTTGATCCATAAGATATACCCCAAAGGTGCTTTGTATCTGTTTCCGACTACCGATGATATGCGGGACTTTTCGAGAGCCCGGTTCGCCCCATTGATTCAGAAAAACCCCGAATCCATAGGTCGGTTTGTGAAACCTGGGGGTAAGGGAACCGACTCCGCAGGGTTGAAGAAGGTCCACGACGCCATGCTGTACTTGAGAGGGGCTACCCTGACCACCACCATTGGTATGGCGGGTGACGAGAAGGAAGCCGGGAAACTCCGTGGAGTGCCCGTAGACCGGGTTGTGTTCGATGAAGTCGAACTGATGAACCCCTCCGCGATAGCCAAAGCTCTACAGCGGATGGGGGATTCAGAAACAAAGCATGAGGTCTATATCTCCAATCCAGGGTTGCCGGATCATGGGATAGACTTGATATGGCAGCAGTCCGACCAACGATTCTGGTATCGAAAATGCTCCTGCGGTCGGTGGATGTCGGCTGATTTGGAGTTTCCGGAGTCTGTGCATCTGCGAGAAGACGATACGGGGTATATCGCATGCAAGAAATGTGGGAAAGAAGTACCCCCGTGGTCCGGACCGGGTACGGGAGAGTGGGTGAAAACACTCACAGAAGATAAATCTCTCATGGAAGGGCATCATTGGTCTCAATTAACAAGTGTCCGCAACGACCCCGGCGAGATTTTGAAAGAATTTCTCGATCCCCCCCAAGGGAATATCGACGATGTATATCGGCTGAGATTAGGTTTGCCACATATCCAGGCTGAAGACAAATTGAATGTGAACGTCATCCAGGAATGTTGTGGTGGAGATGCGATGTCATCGAGGCATTCCGGCCCTTGTGCTATGGGGGTGGATGTAGGTAAGGTGAAACACGTCGTCATTGGTACAAGAATCGGGGGGAAGCAGTATCGGATACTCAAAGCCGCCCAAGTCTCTACCTGGGAGGAAATCCACGATCTTGCGAAATGGTACAGCGTCAAAAGCTCCGTCATTGATATACGACCTTACGAAGACGCGGCAAGGACGTTCCAGAAGGAAGAATCCTACGAAGTCTTTCTGTGTGAGTATACGGAAAGCTCCATCGTCAAGGTCCAATTCAACCGGGACTCGGGGGTTGTAAAAGCCAATCGAACGGAAATCTGCGACAGAAGCCACGCCCTCTTCGCTGACAGAAGGGTCATCCTCCCCCGAAAAGACAGCCCCCAGATGAAGACGTTTCTCATCCAGGTCGGGAATATGGCGAAAGTCCTCGAAACGAACAAGCGCAGCGGACAGCAGATTTTCCGGTACAGGACAGTAGGGACAGGGGGAGATCACTACCGACATGCCATGAATTACTTCCTTCTCGCCGCCGGTAGGATTGGAATCGCCCGAGGAACCAAACAACGCCCTAAGTACGCAATCCACGAAGATATGAAAATATGATTGACAATGAACAAAACGAATGTAGGATAAGTTGTGCAACTTGTCTATCTTTAGGAGACTGGCATGGGTGAAGGCATAAGTGCCGAAAAGGCTTACGAAATCCACCAGCTTTTTCACGGTGTTCGTTGTCCTGATGCCCCAGACCCCGCTCGCCTCGTTTCCTATATGGAAGACGGGAAAATGAAATACCGCGTGGTCCGAACCAACAAAGACAAGGGAGTACGGCATGAGCATTCTTCCCTCCAAGCCCAAGACTAAGATGCCGCCTGTCCCTCCTCCCCCGGCTTTACCCGAAGCGGCTGAAGAGACTGAAGACGATATGGCAAGAAGGATGCAACGACGTAAGGGGTTCAAGTCCACCATTCTGACAGGCGCTGTAGAGCCTGGAAAGAAGAGTCTGCTCGGATGACCCCCAAGGATATCATTCTGCTTCGAGACCGAGAAGTGGCTCGGACAAGCACCTGGAGATCGGTGTGGCAGAAGACAGCAGATTTGGTATTCCCCAGAGAGAATCAGATCGACACCCAGTCGTATGCCGGAAGTCAGAACTCGACGATTATATGGGACAACACCGCCCAGCAAGCATCCAAAGAGATGGCAGCGGGGATGTCTGTATCGATATTTCCCAGCGGCCAGAAAGCCTTTGCGTTAGGAACGACCGAACCCAGTGAACAAGAGACTCGCTACCTTGCGAGAGCGACGGAGATGGAGCATGAGGAAATGTTCGCCTCGAATCTCATGCTGGAACTCAACGAAGCTTTAAGGTCGTGGGGCGTGTTTGGGACGTGCAATCTGTTCACCGAATGGACTGTGAAGGATGGGCTGGTCTACAAAGACTATGATATTTCCTTGTACCAGATTCTTGAAAACGCTGATGGGGTTGTCGATACCATCCTTCTCACCCTGATCCTCTCTGCCAAACAAGCTGTGCAGAAGTTTGAGACCATTCCAGACCATATTCAGAAAGCAGCGGACAAAGAGGAAACCAGCGGGGATATGTTCGAGTTCATCCATTATGCTGGGCCGAGAACCCAACGAAACCGCTCTCTGTCAGACGGGCTGAACATGCCCTTCGAGGACATGTATATTGACGTAG